GAATGCTGGGCCACCGAGAATGACGGGAACTCGATATTGTTGCCCCAGCGGTTCTCGCGCGAGAGGTGGTGCACTATATCGCGCAGGCAGATCATCTCGGGCTTTGGATTGGCAAAGTAGAAATCGCGGCCACTGGCCAAGGTCTTGAAAAAGGTCATGGCAGTCACCGGATGCTGGCAAGGAAAATGGCGAACATGATCAGGGCGCAGATCGCCATGCCCAGGTCGCTCTCGATGGCGGCAAAGATGCGTTCCATCACGCCACCTCGCGCCGTGCCGGTGGACGGCCGGGATCATCCTGACGATGACGGAAATGATCGAGCGCCGCTTCCTCGGCTGCAGCGCCGATCAGATCCTCGACCTTCCGGCCGGTTTCCATGGCGATGGCCTGCAGCCGCCGCTCGGCGACCGGGTCAATATAGACAGCATAGGTGCCCATCAGTGCACGCCCTGGTGAATGAATGACAGGGCGGCGCGGGCCTTGGCCTTGCGCAGATAGAGGTCGATCGACCCGACCGGCACGCCACGTGCCTGCAGCTCGGCAACGATGAACTGGGTCGAGGGCAGCAGGCTGCCGATGATATCGACCATGTCATCCTGCACCTGGCGGTGCGACTTGACCGGATCGGCGTTGACGTCGCGGACGAACATGACGTTCGCCTTTTCGCGCGCCTGGCTTTCATAGGTATCGAGGAAGGCAGCCGGCCAGCCCATTTCGAGCAAGCGCGAACGGCGGGCATCGCCCTCGGCATTGAGATCAATCAGATCCGCGGCAAGGATTTCGAGCCGCGTGGCGACGTCGCCCGTGCGACGGTTCGGGAAGCTGGGTTGGTGGCTAGAAGTATGTGCGAGCATCGTGCCCTCCAGAGTGGTACTGGAGTGCATGTAGCCATAACGGCTATTTCTCTGTCAAGCATAGATAGCCATTTCGGCTATCTAGTCCTCGCGCTGCACCGAATAGATGACGCGACCGATAACGCGGACGATGGCGTCCAGTTCGTCGTCGATCGGGATGGGCGACTGGTAGCGTGGATCGCTGCTTTCGGGCAGCAGCCAAAGCTTTCCATCGTCATCGCGTGAAAGGGTTTTAACTGTGGTCTCCCGCGTTCCGTCGGGCCGCTCGCGCTCGACGATGTAGCGCTTGCCGACCTCCAGCTCTTCGCCCGTGTCCACCAGGTTGGTGTGGATAAGCACCGTCCGCTCGGGATAGCGACGGTTCATTGAAGGGCCGCGCGTTTCGGCAGCAAACAAAGCGTACTGGCGATAGTTCGGATCATCGGGAATCGCCACGTCGTACCAGTCATCCTCTGGCCATTCGCTGTGGGCTTCCCAGGCACCGGCCTCGACGTGGCTCCGAACCTTCACTGTTCGGGTGTGCGACGGGCCGGCGATGATCTGCTCGGGCGGCACACCAAACACGCCGGCGAGGCGGTTCATCCATTCCTGGGTGAGCTTCATCTTGCCGGAGATCAGCTTGCTCACCGTGATGGGGTGCGCGTCTATCCCCGCCGCCACGTCATCGCGCGACAGGTTACGCTCTTTCATTAAGTGTTTGATGCGGTTTGCCATTCTCCAAGAATAGCCGTTCCGGCTACACATGTCGTAGCTGCATCGGCTATTTTTGGTGTTGACAGGAAAATAGCCGATATGGCTACTTGTAGTCATGAAGCTCACCGATTGGCGTAAAATTCACAGCAAGTCCCTCGCGGAAACCGCCGCTGCCATTGGCATTGGCGGGGCTAACCCTGCGCGATCTCTGCAGCGTTATGAGTCGGGTGAGCGGGTGATGCCCGCGATCCTTCAGTCCCATGTCGAGCATTTCACCAAGGGCGAAGTCACGGCGGCCGACATGTTCGCGGCCCGCCTCGCCTGGGAACTGGCCAATGCTCCGGAGCCCTGCGCATGAAGGCCGCACGTTTGTCGTTTGCCGATCGACTGGCGGGCCGTCGTCTTGCCTCATCGGGAAAGCTTTATGCCCATCCGGTGCGCTGTGATGGCGGCCTGTTCGGCGATGAACTGCGCCGTTTGACTGCTTTTGAGCCCGGCCAGACGCAGCGCCTCGACCCGGTCATAACCTTCGGCAGCGGCCGGCGTGATCTTGGGGATGGCTGGGCCAAGATCGCCGGTCGCCTCGATCGTCGTCATCAAGGCCCGCACGCGCTCCATCTTGCCGTTGTCGTCGATGACCAGCTGCACGGCCATGTTGATGGCAAGTTTCACCAGGCTCTCGGTCAGCGCCATTTCGGCGACCAGCTGCGTTTCGGCCGTTTCGTCCATGATCGTCTCCGTGGGTTGATCACCCGCCTTAAAGCGCTTTTCCGGGGGTCTGTCGAATGACCAGCCCGCGCGACACGCTGTCCCTGAAACTGGCTGCTGCCCGCAAGCGCCATGCCGACGCCCTCAAGCGTGTGGCGGCCGAAGAGGCCGCGATCGAGGAATTGCTGGCCAAGAAACGCGCCCAGTTCACCCGCGAACTGCGCCGCAATGCCCATCGGCCCGTGCGGCTCAGCCGGGTCGAGCGCGAGATCGAAGCGCTGCTGCGCGAAGAGGTGTCGCTTTGATCCGTTCACCCTCACTTCACCCTGTGGCTCTGGCCCAGGCCAACCGCTCCCCCGCAGCTGCAAACGCCGGTCTTTTCCTGACCTCCCATCGGGTCGGCGTCTCCTCCTCCCTTGGCGCGGGTAACTGGCTGGCGCGCATCCTGTTCCGCGTTGCGCGCCAGCCTTTCTCTTGCGTGCCGAACTGCCTTGATCGCCTCGATCAGTGCCCGGCTGGGCCGGTAATCCTGAAATCGCTTCATGGCGCCCGTTGTGAATCAGCATCGCGCGCCTGTCATGGCGCAGACTGCCGGGCGGTGCGCCATGGCTAGAGGCCGCCAGCTTCCCGATCGCGACTATCAGGCGCTCAAGGCCGCGACCCGCCAGCTGATCAATGCGGCTGGCGGCAGTGTCGCGGCCGCTGCCGTTACGCGCGGCGATCATCAGGGCATCAGCCGCTATGGCTCGGCACACCCGGACAATGCTGACCGCTTCATGCCGATCGATGTGATCGCGGATCTCGAAAGCGAGTGCGAGCAGCCGGTGCTGACCAGGGAACTGGCGCGACTCTCCGGTCACCTTCTGGTGCAGGTGCCCAACGTTGTGCGCTCGGGGACGGCGCTCGGTGTCATCACCGCCAAGGCGCTCAAGGAAACCAGCGAAGTCTTTGTCGCCCTGGCCGATGGCATGGGCGACGGCAAGCTCTGCGCCGCCGACGCGGCGAACATTGGTCGCGAGATCGATGAAGCCCTGGCCAAGCTCGCCGCCCTCAAACTGCAGGTTCAAGCCGAAGCGGAGACGGACGTATGAGCAGCACCCAGCTTGCGCTTTTTGCTGTCGCCAAAGAGGCCCTGGCCGAAGCGGTCAAGGTCGACGAAGTCAAAGACGTGCGCGACCAGGCCGAGCGGATCCGGCTCTATGGCCAGCAGGCCAATGACCGGACCATCATCGCCGACGCGACCGAGATCATCATGCGGGCCGAGCGCCGACTGGGCGAGCTGCTGCGCAGCGCCCATCAGACCGGCCAGCTCGGCATTGGCCGGCCTTCCCGCTCGAACCTCGACGAAGGGGAAGAGGCCCCGGAAGAGGAAGCGGCCGAAACCGTCGAAGTGATGCGGCCGCAGCGTGTGACGCTGGCCGAGGCCGGCATCAGCAAGAAGCTTTCGACCCGTTCCCAGAAGTTTGCGGCGGTCGACGAAACGGCCTTTGAGGCCGCCTTGCGCACTGCGCGCGACAAGATCCTGGCGGGCGGCGCCGTCGTCGTGAACCCGCTCAAGGATCTGTCGACGGCCGAAAAGAAGTCTCGGCGCCGGGCGCGCGAGATCGAGCTGGGCGCCAAACAAATGGCGCTACCCGAAGCCCGTTTCGGCGTGATCTATGCCGATCCGGAATGGAAGTTCGAAACCTATTCGGAAGAGACCGGCATGGACCGGTCAGCCGACAACCACTATCCGACCTCCAGCCTCGAAGCGATCAAGAGCCGCGACGTCGGCTCGCTCGCCGCCGACGACAGCATTTGCTGGCTATGGGCAACGGTGCCCATGCTTCTCGAAGGCATTGAGGTCTTGAAGGCTTGGGGTTTCGAGTACAAGTCGCATCTGATCTGGAACAAGGATCGGATCGGCACCGGCTACTGGTTCCGCAACAAGCATGAGCTGCTGCTGATCGGCACGCGCGGCCGCATCCCGGCGCCGGCCATGGGCGAGCAGTTCCCCTCGGTCATCGACGCGCCGGTGGGTGAACACTCGGCCAAGCCCGAAATATTCTATGAGATCATCGAGGCCTATTTCCCGACCCTGCCCAAGATCGAGCTAAATGCTCGCACGGCGCGGCCGGGCTGGGTCCGCTGGGGCTATGAGGCTCCGGAAGAGAATACCCCCGAGGGGTCCGGCACAGCTCGCGAGGCTTCCGGCGGTCAACCTCTCCCCGGTGACGGGGACATTGGAGACCTGAAACAAGGGACACAGTCCGCCCCTCACCCACTTACCCGCGACCAGGCCGACGCCATTATCCGCAAGGGCGATGCCGACAAGACGCCGCTGGCTGTGCTGGTCGAGCGCACTGGCCTGACCCTCAACCAAGTGAAGGATCGTCGCCGTGTGCTGGGCCTTTCCAGTCGCGATCGGCAACGCGAGGCCGTGGCCGCCGCGAACCGGCGCCGTGCCGTTGAGGCAGTCCAATGACCCGGCATGCCCCGCGCTATCCCACCGGCGAAATCGTCGCCCGCTGTGTGCTCGATCCCAATGGCGATCATCGCCTCGAAGTCGAGACGACGGGCGGGCTGATGATCGCCTGCTACGGCGTCCAGAACCTGGCCGCCCTCGAAGCCGCCCTTGAGCAATTCCGTGCCCTGACCACCCGCGCCGATGGCGGGCCGGACTTCTACAACCGGCGCGTGGTTCCGATCGAGGTGAGCAGATGACCACGGCAATGCGCGTCCTGATCGCCTGCGAATACTCCGGAATCGTGCGCCGGGCATTTGCTGCCTTGGGGCATGACGCATGGTCCTGCGACCTGCTGCCTGCCGAGGATCGGTCGAACAAACACATTGTCGGCGATGTGCGCCAGATCCTCGACGACGGTTGGGATCTGCTGATGGTCGCGCACCCGCCTTGCACAAGACTGTGCCGGAGCGGGCGCCGGTGGCTCTCCGGTCCCGGCAAGATGACACCGCCAAAGAAGCTTCCCAAAGGGCGCAGCTGGGGCAGTATGAAAGAAGAATTCGACAACGGCGTCGACCTCTTCACCGCCTGCTGGCGGGCGCCGATCGCGCGTGTCGCAATCGAGAATCCGGAAATGCACGATCTTGCCAAGGCGCGCATGCCGCTGGATCTGCCTCGCCCGCAGATCGTGCAGCCGTTCTGGTTTGGTCACCCGGAATACAAGGGCACCGGCCTCTATCTCAGGGGCCTGCCCCAGCTTGTGCCCACCAATCGGCTGATAGAACCCGAAAAGGGCACCGATGAATGGAAGGCCTGGAACCGGGTCTGGCGCATGCCGCCCGGTGCCGATCGTGGCCATGAGCGATCCCGGTTCTTCCCTGGCATTGCTGACGCCATGGCCATGCAATGGGCCGGCGTCGTCGATCAACTCGAATTTTCAGGAGTGTCGCATGGCGCGTGAACGCCTGCCGGATCGCCGGCCGATGGAAACCTTTCGCCTTGACCATACCTGGCTCAAGGGCACCGACCGGGCGATGACCGAGACCATGACGGTCACCGTCGGGCGTTATGGCCTCGACGATCGCCGGATCGGGGAAGTGTTCGTCAACTGCGACAACCACCTTAATGAGCGCGCGATCGCGCTCTGGCACGATATCGGAATCCTGATCAGTTTTGCCCTGCAGCATGGCGCCACCGTGGGTGAGCTGTGCGCGGCCATGGCGCGCGGCGAAGTCCCCTATATGGACCGCGTGGTCAATGTCGCCCACTCGCCGGCCGGCACGCTGCTGGAATTCTTGGCGGATCTCGAAGCGCAATATGCAATCGAGGGGGCGCGTCATGGCTAAGACCCAGAAGTGCCTGCATTGCACGGTGCGTGATGCCGTATTGGATTGGGCCGAACAGCACGGCGAACGCCGTGACGGTGCGGCTTCCTATGACGTCGCGGAAATCGCTGGGTCACTGTCCGAAGTCGTGGGCGAATTCATCGCCATGCTGGACGATCGCGGCCAGCGTCGGCGGGCCACCCGCTTTGCCCATGATGCGCTCGACGCCGGCGTCAAAGCCGCCATGACCGGGCAATCGGTGCCCGTCACCTCGCCGACGGAGCACTGACATGCCGCAACGTGTCCAGCTCTCCCGCCGCAAGGACTTTGACCTGCAGGCGGCCGGCAAAGCCCTCAACGGACTCGAGACGGTCTCGGTCGCCCGACCCGGACCATTCGGCAATCCGTTTGTCGTCGGGCGCGATGGCACTCGGGAAGAATGCGTCCGCTATTTCGAGCTGATGCTGTCGGGCTATTTCCCGGTGGCGGCCGGGCCATCGATCGATGAACAGCGCCGGGCGCGCCAGGCCATTCTCGATCGGCTCGATGACCTTCGCGGCAAGAACCTCGCCTGCTGGTGCCGATTGGACGGCAAACCCTGTCACGCCGACGCCTTGCTGCGGGTGGCAAACCAATGACCCTGCCCGATCACCTTGTTGCCCTTCGCGACGAAGCGCTGCTGACCAGCTGCGAAAGCTGGGCGAAGCGGCAGGGCTGGAAGCTATCGCCTGGGATCGACCGGTCCGGGCCGTGCCCGGTTTGCGGCGGCACCGACCGGTTCTCGATCCACACCCGCAAAAACCTCTATGCCTGCCGGCAATGCAATATTGCGGGGGAAGGCGTCATCAAGCTGGTGATGGAGACGCAGGGCGTCGGGTTCACCGAGGCGTGCGAAATCATCACCGGCCGAAAGGCCTATGCGCCGCGCGACCCGGAACGGGAAGCCGAGATCCGGCGCCAGAACGAAGAAACCGAGCGGCAGCGGGCCGAAGAGGCAGAGCGATATCGCGAGAAAGCGCGCTCGGAAGGCTATGCCATCTGGCGGGCGCGCAATCGCGATCCGCAGCGGCGGCTGGTGCTGGAATATCTCAGGATCCGCGGCCTGATGACGTCGGACCTCCTGGCCGTGTTCGAGCAGATCCAGCTCGGCCAGCATGACGCGCTGCCCTATATGGACCGCACGTTGGCGGGGCCATGGATGGAGCTGGCGCGGGTGCCGGCGATGCTGGCGCCGATCCAGATGGCCGATGGCCGTTTCGGGGCTGTGCATCGCACCTGGCTGGACCTGACCAGTCCAAAAGGGCGGCTGCAGCTCACCCATCCCGATACGGGCAAGACACTCGAAACCAAAAAGGCCTGGGGCGTCAAGCAGGGCGGCGCGATCCGGCTCTACACGCCGCAAAACCCGCGCCGCATCATCATGGGCGAGGGCATCGAAACCACGCTCACCCCGCTGGCGCACAATTTCGAGCCGGACACGGCCTATTGGGCCGGGGTCGACGTCGGCAACATGGCCGGCAAGGCCTGGCGCGATGAAAACGGCAAGCCGGTGCAGGACCGGCCCGACCTAGGCGATCTCGATTGCTGGCAGCCGCCCGACTGGTGCGAAGAGCTGATCTTTCTCGGCGAAACCGAGAAAGCCGAGCGCAATACCAATGCCAAGCTGACGCGCGGCCTCAAGCGCGCCCAGATCCGGCGGCGGCAGGCCCGGCCGGCCAATCCGGACCTGCCGGATCTGGTGACAGAATTTGTCGAGCCGCCCGAAGATGGCGGAGATCTCAACGACCTGGTGATGGAGAAATCATGAGCGACCTCAATCCGCGACCTTATGCCGGCATCGTCTTTCCGGATGAGTGGGACCAAGACGAGGGCATTCCTGACGTCATGTCCGTCGCTCTGGCGATTCAGGTCTGGACCATGTTGAACCCCGGCCCCAACCGGCACTCTGTCCGGAAAGTCGGCGCGGTTTTCAACCTCGACGACGCCCAAGTCAGGCAGGCGGTCGGGGCTCATTACTGGATGTATTTGGACGGCCCAGACGACGATCCGCACCAGCAATTCATCGAACACGACGGCGAATAGACTTTTTGGACCAAGGGGCAGTTATGCGGCAGACAGACAAGGCTTCCGAGGCCGGGAAATCCGGCTCGGTCAAGCAGGCGATGGGGCGCCGGCGCAAGGTCGAAGTCAGCGAGACCGAGGAAGTCGAGGGGGCGGCCACGGAAACGGAAAACACCGAAGAGGATGGCCCGCCTCAGGCCGACCCTGATGATCCCGGTCCGGATCTTCCCGAGGATTTCGCCCTCGATGACGATGACGAAGGCCTGCCCGAGGATCTCGACCCGCTGCGGCTCGCTGCACTGCAGGAATGTGCGGGCCTTGACCCGAACGATCGCGACAATGGCCGCCGCCTGGTCATCCATTTCGGCGCCAACCTTGCCTATGTGCAGGGCATGGGCTGGCTGGTCTGGCAGGGCAAATATTGGCAGCGCGACGATGGCGAGTTGTCCGCCCGATTGATGGCGCAGAACCTGGTCGACCTGATCAAGCTCGAAAAGGAATTCATCGATTACACGCCGGCGCAGGAACGCTTGCTGGAGGCAGCCAAGCCCAAGCGCAAGATCCCCGAAGGGGAGCGCAGCCAGGCCGATAAGGAACTGATCAAAAACGCCGACCAGGCCATATCACAGCGGGCGACCAAACGCGCCCAGCGGGTCAAGTTCGCCATCACCTCGGGCAATGCCGGCAAGACGGCCGCCATGCTGCAGCAGGCGGCCAGCCATCGCTCGCTCGAAGCCGAAAAGCTCGACAGCGACCGCATGCGCTTCAATGTCCGCAACGGCACCCTGGTGTTCTGGCGCGAGCCGGATCCGGATGCGCCGGCCGAGAGCAATGGCATGATTGGGCGGTTCAAGTTTGTGCCGCATGAACGTACCGACATGATCACAAAAATGGCCGACGTCGACTATGATCCCGATGCCGCCTGCCCGTTCTTCGAGGAATTCCTGACCAAGCTGCAGCCCGATCGGCGCATGCAGATCTTCCTGCAGGTGTTCCATGCCTATGCACTGCTGATCGGCGGCAATGATGAGCAGAAGGTGGTCTATCACTACGGCACCGGCGCCAATGGCAAATCAGCCTTCATCGAAGTGCTAGGGCGCCTGGCCGGCACCTATCGCACCGTGGTGGCGCCGGAAACCATCACCGGCGAAAACCAGCGGGCCGGGCAGCAGGCCAGCCCCGATATTGCGCGCCTGCACAATGCCCGGCTTGCCACGATCGAGGAACTGCCGAAAAATGCCCCACTCAAGGAAGAGCTGATCAAGGCCCTGTCGGGGGGCACCAAGATGACGGCGCGGTTCCTGCAGAAGGAAATCTTCGAATTCGAGCCGATCTTTACCCCGGTGCTGTCGGGCAATTTCAAGCCCTCGATTTCGGGCAGTGACTACGGGATCTGGCGCCGCGTGCTGATCGTGCTCTGGGGTGTCACCATTCCGGAAGGCGAGCGCATGATCCCCTCGCGCCTCGCCGAAAAGCTGGATGCCGAGCGCTCGGGCATCCTCAACTGGCTGCTTGACGGCCTGGTGACCTATCTCGGTGCCGGGCTCTCTGGCTTCATCCCGGATGAGGTGACCGACTTCACGAAGGAGTACCGGAACGATCGCGACAATGTCGGTGTCTTTGCCGACCAGTGCATTACCCGTGTCGACGGCGAGACCATGCAGGCGGGGCCGCTCTACAAGCTCTATGTCGAGTGGTGCGAGCTGAACGGCGTCACAGCCGCCAAGCAGCGCTCCTTTGGCGATCGTCTCGGCGAGCTGAACTTCAAGAAAACGACCGGACGGACCTATGTCTATCAGGATATTGCCGTCGATACGTCCTGGCGCATGTCGATCGACCGGGAGGTGCCGCGCGGACCCAAGGGCAGACCGATCACCGATCCGGCCGATCCAGGCTGGAAACCGGAAGAGGGGCTGTGATGACGATGAAGGCCACAGACGAAGAGCTGGTCGCGCTGTTCTCGCTCGATGACGTCGCCGAGCTGCACAGCATCGCGGCCGGGAAGCGCGGCATGCTGTGCATCGGCACCTGCGATGGGCAATGGGCGAAATACGAGACCGACCGGACCTGGCTGTTCCATCCGGATCCGAACGATGGGGAGATCGACGAATGACCGCAATGGTGCAGAATTTTGTGTTTGACGATGACCAGCCGCATGGCCTGCGCGTGGTGATGCGCAGCGATGAGCCGTGGTTCGTAGCAAAGGACGTGTGTGCGGTGCTGGGCATCGCCAACCATCGTGATGCCGTGTCGCCGCTCGACGATGATGAAAAGGGTGTCGCTTCAACCGACACCCTTGGCGGGGAACAGCAGGCGCTGATCATCTCGGAAGGCGGGCTCTATACGCTGATCCTGCGGTCGCGACAGGCCACCTCGCCCGGATCGATGGCGCATCGCTTCCGTAAATGGGTGACGGGTGAGCTGCTGCCCCAGCTGCGCCGCACCGGCCGCTATGCGCCCGAACCCGGCGACGGGTTTGACTGGGACATGATCACCGCCAAGATCCACCTTGTGCGCGAGGCGCGCCTGACCATGGGCCGCAAGGCGGCGGCCGGGCTCTGGCAATCTCTGGGCCTGCCTGCCCTCGACCACGCCGGCGCCACGCGCCCGGCCGGGGCGCGGCAAGGCGTCGATATCGTCCAGCAGTTCCTGGCCGAATGCACGGTCGAGGATCCGCGCGGACACGTGCAGGCGCGCGCCTTGTCCACACGTTTCGCCGAATGGGCGCGGGCCAATGATGCGCCGGCGATGACCGAGCGCGCCCTGGCGATCTGCCTTGAAGCCTTGGGGATCGAGAAGCATCGCGGCCGCCTCTACTGCTATCTCGGCCTGCGCCTGGTCACACAAAGCGCCAGCCTGGGCTAGACCCCGCACCCCACTCTGGGCCACCGTGCCGGTCGCGACCCTCGCTTCCGGCAATTGATTCTGGGCCAAACCCGCCTAGCGCCACGCCCCGCACCCCCTCTTGGGGCAGAGAGAACGGAAGTCGCAACCCTCGCCCCGCTGACGCGGGCCATACGAGGGTTGCGAGAGTTTAGCGAGGGTGAAATCCGAAATGTCACGCGCGAAAACAATAGCCTTTTCATAGGCTTATCGTGTTTTTGCGACCTTTGCGGGGTTTGTCCTCGCCTATATCGTGTAGAGGGGGGCGGGGGTGCCCTTTCCAGAACAATTGAGAAGCGGATTTTGACTCACTGCGTATGGGACAACCCTCGCCACTGTCTCATCACTCGCTACCTCATTGTTTTTTCTATCTTTTCTATTTGCGAGGGTTGGAAAGAAACCTCGCTAAACCTCGAAAGAGCAGGAAATGGCAGAGTACAGGGACATAGAAACGCTGTTGGCATGGGCTTTTCGCGAGCAGCAGGTTGAGCGGTTCGTGGCGACGATAAGGGGCGGTGCCCATGGCCCGGCGCCGTCGCCCAAATCCAGTACCGAGAGCCTTAGCCAGCTGCTGCTGCTGGGGACGCGGGTCGATACCAGCTCAGCGGGGGCGAACTGGGTGGGCGCCCGCTGCCATGACGATGCCCTGACGATCTATGAGGCGGTGATGACCCTGCCACCGGAAGCCTGGGTTGAGGTGATCAAGTGCGCCCGGTCGAACCTTCGCCCGTTCTGGTATCCGGAAGGGGCGGGCCGCTGGGAAGTGCCGCGTGACAAGACCGGGCGGCCCAAGCTGCTCTATCGCGACCCGGTGCGGAAGCGCGATCCGATCGGCGAGGCGCCGCCCGAGCTGGTCGGCATTGACCCGGCGCTTGTCGAGGAAAGCCGTGCCGTCTATCGGCTCTGGTATGTGTCGCTTTGCGAGCTGGTGATCCTCGTCAATCGCGAACTGAAGTCGTTCCGCGCCCGCTGGCCGGCCGCATCGCCAGAGCCCTGGCTTGATCCTGTGGGGGCGCATCTTGAGGCTGGTTGACGTGGAGAGAAATTTTGACATAGCTTCACCACAACGGAAAAGGTTCAGAGGCGAGTCGCACAGCGGCCCGCCTTTTTTGTTGCCTTCTTTGGGTGTCGACCAAGGTGGCGGCAAAACGGTTCCGCGCGGAACCATTTCGGGAGCACCATGACGGGCATATCGATCCGCTGGGCCGACGATTACCTGCGCCACTATGCCGAGCTGCTCGATCGGGTGAACCGGGAAAACCCGGTGATCCTGCCGCGCATCGTCAACCAGGTGGGCAATCGGGCCAAGACGCAAGTCATCCGCAACCTGACCCGGCAGACCGGTCTGCCGCGCAAGACCATCGTAGCGGCTGTCGGCATTCCTGCCACGGCGAGGGCCAATGGCCGGCTGTCGTACGAGATGACCACGCGGGGCGGCTTCATCCGCCTCAAGTATCTGGCGCCGCGCGAGACGCGGCAGGGCGTGGTGGCCAAGCCGTTCGGCCAGCCCAAGCTCTTCGCGGGGGCATTCATGCGTGGCGGTCAATGGCCCCGTAGGGTGGCTGTGCCGAAGTTTGGCGGGCATGTCATGCAGCGGCTGGATAGTGCGGGCAGGCGGCTCACCCAGGTGCGCTCGCAGGTGCGCATCCCGCATGAGATGACCGTCGGCGCCACCAAGGCAGCGTTCGAGCGCACGGCCGCGCCGCTCCTGCGCGAGCGGGTCGAGGCCATGCTGATCAGGCGCTTCGGCCTCTGACACCGCCCCCCTCGGTTGGGTCCTTCCCGGCCTCTGCGTTCGCGCGGGTCGGCGGACTTGCGGGATTTTTCTAGTGCGCGGCTTTGCAAGCGATACACGCATCACACGTGTTTGCACGTGTGGCTGCACGGAAGGCGACACATGTCGGAAGAATGGATCTCCATCACGGATGCGGCGAAGCGCTTGAGCGCTGCCGGCGACGTGGTCGATCGCTCGACCCTGTCGCGCTATGTCGGCCAGCACGCCGAGGCGCTGCCCACCCGGCGCGAGGGCAAGTCGAACCTGATCGAATTCGGAACATTGGCCCAGCACCGGGCCGAGAATATCCGGCTGCAGCAGTCGCGGCGCTCTCCCGAGCCGCCGACTGTGGCGCCGGATGCTGGGCCGCGTCTGCCGACGCAAATCAGTGCGGCGGCGCGTGACAAAGAGGCAGCGGCAGCGCTGCGCGAGCTGGAGCTTGCGCGCGAGCTGCGCCAGATCACGATCGTTCGCGAAGTTGCGGACGCGGCCCAGACTGCCATCGTGCGCATGCGCGGCGCGTTCGAACGTGCCGTCGAGGGCGAGGCGGCAACGCTGGCGCTCAAGCATGGCTGGGATGAACGCAAGGTTCGCCTGGCACTTAAGGCCTTCGCCCAGGCTGGGCTGGAGGTCTTTCACCGTGAAATGCTCGAACGGATCGACGCGATGCAACGCGCCGACGATGCCGGCGAGCCGTATCAGGAAGATTTGTCGGTTCTCCAATGAGCTTGCACTTTTCGCTGCGCGAGCAGTTCCCTGCCATGCCACGCGGCGAGCAGGTGCTGTTTGCTGCCCTGGCCAAGGCGAGCAAGCCGGTCGAGAACCTGACCATTACCGAATACGCCGAGCGGCATCGCAAGGTCTCGCCGGAATCGGGTTCGCCTTGGGCTGGCGACTTCCGCATCAGCCGGACGCCCTATCTGCGGGAGCCGCAGGATTGCCTGCACCCCGATCACCCGGCGCGTCGGGTGACGGCCCGCTGGGCGGCCCAGCTCGGCAAGTCGACCGCGATCGAGAACTGGTTCTGCTACACGGTCGACCAGGCGCCCGGCTCGATGATGATCGTGCTGCCGACCTTGGAAGAGGCGACCAAGTTCAACCGGGTCAAGCTGCAGCCGACGATCGAGGCCTCGCCGCGCATCGCACACAAGGTGCGGCCAGTGAGCAGTCGCGACGAACAGGGATCGACCACGGCATTCAAGCGCTTCGGCGGCGGCTTCTGCCAGATCGTCAATGCAGGCTCTTCCAAGGGCCTGCAGATGGTCTCGATCAAGAACCTGGCCATGGACGAAGTGACCGGCTATCCGCGCGACGTCGATGGTCGCGGCAGTCCGCGCGACCAGGCGCGTGCCCGCCAGAAAATGTATGGAGACCTTGCCAAGGAATGGGAAGGATCGACGCCCGGCGAGGTGGGCGAGTGCGCGATCACCGAGGATTACGAGGCAGGCGATCAGCGCGAATATTTCGTGCCGTGCCCCCATTGCGGTGATTACCACCCGTTGCGCTTCGACCAGATGCGGCCCGCCGATGAGGCGCTCGGTCTGCCCGTGCACATGCGGTGCATGAGCTGCGACGGCGTGCTGCTGGACGGTCACAAGCCGGACATGCTCGCCGAGGGTGTCTGGATTCCGCTGCGCGTGTCCGACGACGCCGACGAAAAGGTGCCGACGGTCATCAAGCCGGCCGACCTCGACAAATGGCGGTGTGACCCTTGCGAGGGTCGCTGCCGCGATTGGCAACCGAGCTATCATCTCTGGGCGGCCTATGCGCCGCGTGAACGCTGGGCCGAGATTTGGGGCCGGTGGCAGCGTGCGCAGGGCGACACGACGAAGTTGCGCACGTTTTCGCAGCAGGATCTCGCCCAGCCCTATGATCCGGGCGGCGAGGCCGTCGATTGGGAGAAGATCGCCCAGGCGGCGCGCTCGGTCCATCATGTTCGCGGGTCGGTTCCGCCCGATGCCGGGCTGATCGTGTCGGCCGCCGACGTGCAGAGCTACGGGATCAAGTGGGCGGTCTGGGCAATCGGTCCGCGTGAGCAGATGTATCTGCTCGACCGGGAGGTGTTCGAAGGTTCGCCCGACCAGACCGATGAGCCGTGGATCGCCCTGGCCGATGCGCTCGGTCGCACATATCGGGCGGGCAGCGGCGAGCGCGGCATCGACCTGTCAGGCGTCGACTCCGGCTATGCGACGAACCGGGTTTACCTGTTCACGCGGGCACGGCCCAACGTCTTCGCGCTTGACGGTCGGCCCCGCAAAGCCGGTGCCGCCTGGCTGGGCAGCCCGACCAAGCAGACGGTCAAGGATCAGCGCGGCCGGGCAATCACCAAGGCGCTGGTCTATCCGGTCTATGGCCATGACATAAAATCGGCGGTGATGGCCGGCCTCGCCAACTTGGTAGCCGGCCCGAGCGCCACCGGTCAGTGGCCGCGCAATACGCTGCACTTGTCGCCGGAGCTGGCCGACGAAAACTTCATCAAGGAGCTGACGGCCGAAAGGCTGGTCGATCCTGATGAAGAGGCCCGCAATTCAGTAACGCGGCGGGCGCGTCACCTGATCAACCCGCACAAACCGCGCGAGTGGAAAAAGATCGTCGGGCGGCAAAACGACTGGCTCGACGTCGCCGTGTACGCCAAGGCGCTCGCCTGGCACCTGCAGGCCAAGATGCGGCTCAATGAGCAGCTGTGGGCCGAACTGCTGCTGGCCGTCCACGGTCAGCCGCAAACGCCCGATCTCTTCGACAGCAGCAATGGCCCGTTCGAGGCCAAGGCCGTCGAGGCGCCCACCGTCAAGCCAACGATCGCCAAGAGCGACTGGATCTAGGGAAGCAAGACCATGACGATCGACGAACAGATCGCTGCCCTTGAGGAAGCGATCGGCAGCGGCGTGCGCCGCGTGGTGACCCAGTCCAACGGGGTGCGCACCGAGATCGAATATCAGTCGCTCGACGCCATGCAGACTGCCCTCGCCAATCTCAAGGCGCGGCAGAGCAAGACGCCGCGCACAATCCTTGCGGGGTTCTGATGGATTTCAAGCTCAACCTGCTCGACCGGGCGATTGGCTATCTCTCGCCGGCGACGGCGGTGAAGCGTGTCGCTCGCCGCGCCATGATGGCCGAGCTGCAGCGCGGCTATTCAGGCGCCGATCGCGGCCGGTTCCGGGGCGGATGGCAGACCCGCGCCACCTCGGCCGACACCGAGATTGCTGCGGCCGGCCAGCTGCTGCGCGACCGCATGCGCGACCTTGTGCGCAACAATCCGCTGGCGGCCAATGCCGTTGCCCTGATGGTCACCCATGCCATCGGAGATGGCATCGTGCCGGTGTTCAAGGATCCGAAGGTGAAGGCGGTGTTCGATCGCTGGGCCAAGCGGGTCAACTTCTACGGGGTGCAGGCCCTCGCCGTCCGCGAAATGATCGAGGGCGGCGAAGGCCTGGTGCGCCGGGAATGGCAGCCGCTGGGATCGGCCGAGGTGCCCCTGCAGCTGCAGGTGCTCGAAGCCGACCAGATCGACAGCCGGAAGGATGCCAGTTTCGGCGGCGCCAGCCAGAACGCGATCCAAGGGATCGAGATCGAGAATGGGCGGCCGAAAGCCTATTGGCTGTTCAAGGATCATCCCGGCAGCAAGCTGCTCGGTGGCATGGGCGCCATGCTCTCAACGGCCGTTCCGGCCAGCGAGATTGCCCATGTGTTTGAAAAGCAGCGCACCCAGGTGCGCGGCGTTCCTTGGGGTGCGCCGGCGATCGCCAATCTGCACGACCTCGAAGAGTACAAGGTCGCGGAGCGGATGCGAAAGCGGCTGGAGGCCTGTCTGGTCGAGGT